GTACATCGCCGTGGCGAAAATCTCCCTCGCCTTGGGGCTAAAAACGACGAAGGCATAGTTCGGTGTAGTATCGAGCATACGCCCGTTCAGGTCATTGTACAGACGGACGAGAGACTTTTCAAAGCACATCTCGAACAGTACCGCGTCTCTCGAGCGGCGCTTATTGCTACGCGCAACGAAATAAGTCTCTAGCAATTCATCTAGCAATACCATACTATCCACCGAACGGCCTGCATTAGTCAAGTTCGCGACCGACAACGCCCGATTGTTGTTGTTCAGGTTGTTGTTGCCGTTGAAATTCCCGTTGTTGTTCAAATTCCAGCCAGAGGAGCGGGAACGGACAAAGGGAACCGCCGCAGCCGAAGCTGCATCAAGGCGCACTGCCGGAACTGGTATTCATGATACCGTCGCCTCCTCTTAACTGTTCTTGCATGCCGGAACGACGGCCATTGTTTGATGCCGCCGTTGACCGTACTTCGCAGGCGATCCTTTCTCGCCACGCGATTATGCCATCGTCAATTCTCTGTATATATTCGTATGATTCTACGCACTTTTTCCCGGGCAACACCTTCTTGTCGATACACAGCCGCATCAGGCCTTTCAGCACTTCAAAATGTGCGAGGAATCTGTCCGTGTGAACCACCTTCTCGTTTCCGCGCAACTTGTAAGAAAGAGTGAACTCGACAAGCATCGCAGTCGCCGCGTCAAGGATTCTGTCGCCGAGAACGGTCCTGTCGCGTTTTGGAATCGAAAACCGCAGACCGTACACGATACCAACCAGCTTGTAGGTATCCACGTATATCGGAGTATTGACAACTTTCTTTGACACTTTCGAGATCCTTTTTTAGGTGCGGGCGCGGCTTCAAAGGCCGCGCCGAATAAGGTGGAAGGTTAAATATCCAAGAGCGCGACCGACAACGCCCGACGGTTGCCGTGCAGGCCGCCGTTGCCGGCGAAAAGCCCGAAGTTATACAAATGCCAGCCATCGGAGCGGGAACCGACAAAGGGAAGCCAATAGCGCGAATCGTCCGAGTTCGTGTTGAGCTGTAGCGTGCTGCCGCCGATTTTCGACAGTGTCTTGTTGAACACGTCGGCAGCAGGAATCTCAAGTGTGTACTTAACATGCCTGAAAACATCCTGCACGATGCCTAACCCGGGCTGAAACCAGTCGCCACGGCGAAGTCCGTCAACATTCGCGAACTGACCGTAGGAACCCCATGTCAAGTTATGGTTGTAGGCAAATTGCGCCACGCGGAAGAACGCTGAATTGTCGGCCTCGTTTGCATCGACAAGCACCTTCGTCGCAGCCTTGCCGTCCTGGAAGACGACGGAATTGCTCGCCAGCGAGCACGGATACGCAAGCCTGCGAGAATCCAAATATTTGCGGAAGCCCGCCTCGCCCGCACCAAACTTGGCGATAGTTTCGGCCACCTTGTAAGTAGCTGCGTTATGAGCCGTAATGCTGGATGCCGCAGGACCAAGCGTCAGACCCCAGTCAGCCCCGTTAAGAAAATCGTGCTGCAACCCGTTCGTACCGCCGTCCCAGCCTTCGTTCTTGCTCGCGCCGCCACGACCAGTGAGCCACGCAAACAGCACGTCTACGCTGCACGCCGCGCGGTAGCCGACAAGACCCTGCGTGTCCTTGGCGTTTCCAGCCGTAATTTTCGCAACATCGGCATCGGAAAGCTTTTCGGACGGAATGGTATAGGAGGAAGAAGTCGCACCGGTAAAGAACGGCCCTGCGGCACCGACGTTCTTGTACAGCACGTAGCACTTGTTGCCGCGCACGCTCGCCACGACGCCGAGCGCCGTGAAGCCGGCGGCGGTCATCTTGACGTTGTCCACCGTCTCGCCAGCGACAAACGTAACGGAGCCTTCCGTAACGCCGCTACCCGGAGTAGCCGCGCTGTACACGCTAGTAGTCGGAACATACACCGCGTCGCCCTGCTTGGGACGCGACACGACGACGTTCACGCCGTCGAAATGCACCTTCCCGGAATCAGCTTCAAGCGAAACAGTGCTCTTGCCGAGAGCCGCACGCGCGGACGCGTCGGCGGCGTATGCTGCCGCGTCAGTATACTTGTTGATATATTTAGTGTCTAAAGCCATAATATCTCCTACGAGTTAGGCAAAACGATCGAAATATTGTTAGCGATAATCATAGAGTTCGCAGAATCGTACTCAATATCGAGTATATCCTGCTTTTCTTTGACCTTATTCAAGACATTTTTTGTCAACCGTTCTAGCTGCTGACCTTTAATCGCGTCATTATTGTAATCTTCTGGAGTTATCGGCATATCATCCTCCTTTAGGTTGTGGCGTTCCAGGCGTTCTCGAACATCGCGTCCACTTCATCGTTCGTCATCCACGAAAGCGAGTCTTGCTTTCCCGCAAGGCTGTTACGGATAGAGGCGAGTTCAACGGCTACATCGCTTCCGCCGATCTTCAGTACCTGCGTGTCGAGACTGTCGGCCTTCCTGTCGCCCATATTTTCGGCGGCGGCCATCTCCTCGACGGCACGCATGCGAGCGTCGAGATTGTCAAGAGCGGCAGCCGTAGTCTCTTCCTTTGCGGAAATGTCGGTGGCAGGAGCCAATTCGCCGGGTGCGACGCCGCTGTCCACGGGGTTGCCATTCTCGTCAAATACTGCCAAGTTGCCGGGTACGGCGTCCGCGTCCTTGTCGGCCTTCGCGTTGATCAGTAAAGTAAGGTCCGCGTTTGTCGGCAGCGCATCTAGCTTGCTGTAAAGCTCCTTGGTCATCAGGCCGTTGCCGCTTGCGCTTGCGGTCGGAATGTCAGCAAACGTAGCAGTAATATCGCCATTGCCGTTCTGTTGCAGGCGAACAAGCGTCTTGAGCGGTCCGCCCTTTCCAGAGCCGCTTGCTGTATCGGTATCGACAGGGTTCTGTATCAGCTTGAACTCGCCGTCAATAGACTGCCATTCACCTGTAGCCTGCGCACCCGTACCCTGCTTGTGGAAGATAAGGTTCTGACCGTTACGCACGGTTAGATTGCCGAGCGTAATCACATTTGCGGGAGACTGTTCAGAAATTCCAGTAACGATGACGAGGTCGCCGTTGTGCAGGTTGTCCAGGGTCATCGCGTTGATGGACGCGACCGTCATCGTGCCGTAGTTCTGGCCGTACCCCTGCAGCAGGCGTGTGACGTAGGTAACAACCTGCGCGTGAGTCGCGATATGCCCGTCGTTATCGGACGCAACGTCATTATTTCCAAAGCACGCTGTGGCAAATTTTGACAGCGGTATGGTTGCGTCAAGGATGTTATTCGCCTGGACGGAACTGTCAGCAAGTTTTGAGTGAGACACAGCTCCGTCAGAAATCGTAAGAGTAATACTCACATCCTGACGCAAATCCGTAGACACGGACCCCGTAACATCGTTGGTAAGGCGTATCGATATTGCATTCTGCAAACCGAGAGCCCTCAATAAATATACTACGTTATTGGTCTTGTCAAAGAACCGCGACCAGTCTCTATAAGTCGGATCAGGCATATTCAACCTCCGCAATAAAGTTTATTTCTCTGTATATTTCCGAAAGTTTCTTCCCGTATTCCGGTTCTACATATTCATTATCAAGTTTAAACCAGCAACCTTTTGGCGCATAGAAAATAACGTCGTCGCCGTTCATTACGGAAAGCCCGCCTCGAAGTGTAGCGACGTCTTCCTCTTCAATTTCACGACCGTCGTCAAGTTTTCTTTTCTTTTTCGGAATACCGCTCACAACGGCAATATCTCCCGTCGTAAAGCGACCATCTTCGAGATGACGGATGTCAACGAAGCTTAAACAGGAAGAAGCATGCGCTGCAGCACCTAAAAAATTATCTACGAATTTTTCAATCTCGTTCATCATAGCAACTGCCCCCTGTAGAAAATCACCTCACCAGCGCCAGCCGCTTCAGGCGGTGCAATCTTGAGAACATGCGCGTCGACATACGCGGCATCAACCGCACCTATCTGCTCAGCTGTCACGTTGTGCGGATTGTTGTGGTCGGCCTTGTGCGCTTCGAGGGCCGTACGCTCGTCGGCATCGCCCTTCTTGACCTTGGCGATCAGCTTCTGTAACGCCTCGGTGTCGATCGGCTGTCTTGTCACTTCTGCCATACACTACACCTCCCCTTCCGCAGGCGTGGAATCCCACAGTTCGTCAAGCGTAGCCTCGTCCATGGCACGGCTCTTGACCGTGCCCTCGGTATCGCTGTCGCGCACCATGTAGCTGTTGACATCACCGCCGTCCGGCAGGTCCTTGATGCGGACGGTTCGAACCACGGTTCCATCTTCCAGCTCAATCGTTCCCGTATATCTCACTTGCGAGCTCTTGACAGACGCCACAATAGGAGCATTATTCGCTATCAAGACGTTATCTTGATTATCGACAATAACCAAGTCAACATCCACATCAACGTACGAGCACAGAAGCTTAGTGTGCGCTGGTTTCAGCTTTTCGAACATAACTTCAGCAGGGACATTACTCCATTCCTGCAGATAGTCATTACAGGTATCGTTGCACGTGCAAATATGCCAATCTTCAGCACTTCCCTCGACAGCAATCATCCAATAAAAATTCGGATCATCGTTGCCAAAATCTACGCCTTCAAAATGAGACCTATGTTCAGGATTCCAGTATTCGTACACTTCAGCCCGCAAGCCAAACAGCACTGCAAGGCTTTTAAAATACGGAACGGTCGCACCGCCCTTTTTCCTGGCAACTCGAAAGATTTCTTCAAGACGCCTTGCGTCAGTAGACTGTTCAAGGCCTTTAATCGGCAACCCCAGCTCACGTTCCCAAGTTTCGTAGGACGTCGTTTTTGCAGGGCTAGATTCAAAGACAAGGTCGCGCAGAATTTTGTACACCGCAGAAAATCCAAGAGAAAAACCTGCAAAAAGTTTCCACCAATTTCCGGCTTTTCCCTTAAACCAGGCGAACCCGCGCGGCAGCAATCCCAAAAGGGCGCTTCTAAATTCTTCGTTTTCGTAATCAACACCGTCACGCACAACATTATCACGCCGAGCAACATTCCAAACATTCAATTCTTGCAGAGCAACTACAGTAAGTGCAAATCGGCCAAACAAGATATTTTCGCGAACGACAAGCACATCGTAAGAGCCCGATTCTTTCGGTGCTACAAATTCAAGAGACGTTTCGTCGTAATCAAGAACGGATAATTCGGTAATTTGAGAAGGAGTCCCGTTGTCAGCCAAGACCTTGCACTTGTAATCAAAGCCCGATCCAAAGACATAGACCGAGCCGCCTTGGTTTACGCGCAGCGGACTTATTTGCTGAACAGAAAGCACTACACATCTCCGTTCAGAAGATTGATTCCACCAGCTTCAATTTTCGAAACTTCGGCAACCGGACTTTCGCCAGAGAAATCCAAATCCATTTCAAGAACCTGGACCTGGGAACCGCTTTTCGTTACTGACTGAATAAAGAAATTTTTCGCAGTAGAGTTCGACAGCACGCGCAACCGCAACGTTTCGAAATCGACAGAAGTCCCAGGTTGCATTTTTTGCAGATACTGTTTAATTGCAGTCGTAACGCTTTCACGCACATACTGATTATAAGGAGCTACCGAGGCGGTAATCGTAACGGGAACCGGTGTCACCGCAAACACACGCACATCGGCAGTGACCGGTCTACGGGCATCATCTTCGATATAAGACTTCACTTCGGCAACTTGATCTTCCGTCGGCACGATGTTTGCAGAATTATAATTCGCCAAAGCGACGCTTACCGAGTTGGTTTCAGGCTGATTCGGGAAAACAAACGCATCCGTAACAAAAGAAAACCTTGTCGCCCATCCATAATAGTCATTCGCGGCACCGCCATGCACCGGATTCTGAATACGATTCAAAAGGCGAGCCCGATAGTCTTCCGCCAATTCGCCCCACACCTGGATATCACCATCAACTTCAACAGGATCCGCAACGCCACCGGATATCAACTCGGACACAACAGAGGCGACACCAGCAACTGCACCATCCCTAAACACCAAAGGCACGCCTTCGCCCAGGTCAGAATCCTTACCGACATCCAACGCAACAACAGGGATGCCGACATGTTCAGAGTCAACTATAACATCGTTAGGTACTTCATACTCAATTCCCGATTCTTCATCGACCAAAACAGTCCCCTGCGGAATCGTGACCGTAGAGACACCTTCTTCTAAAGTAACAGCAGCCGTTCCGGAAGATTTCAACGGCACCTTGTGCGGGATTCCGTATTCAGCACCAAAGCCTTCAAGAGCCGACACATCGCAAGTAGAAACGAAGCGATTTTTCCAAATCCGTTTCGCAATCAAAATCACCATGTACAAGGCCCCGCCAAGCACATGCGCAAGCACCTTCAACACGGTCTTGCGCAACACCGTAGACTGGCCAAAAAACTGAATCGCCAAGGCATTTTCGACGATACGGACAAGTTCCTGCAAGCTTTTAAATTCCATCAGTAGCCATCCACTTTATTTCATAAGCATAAGCGTCGTCACTACCATCAGGTCGCTGAATAGTGATAGTGACATTCATCGTTTCTTCATCGGCGACTTCAGCTTTACAACTAACAGACTTTGCAACGCCATCCTCAACCATCCACGACAGAGCTTCGAAAACCAGGTTTTCAACCGATCGCGCCGTCACTTCGGTCAGTTTTCCAGGAAAAGCCTCGTATAGATAACCGCCAAGATTTCCTTTTTCAGAAAGGGCATCGCCCCACCATCCACCGACATTCGGCTTAAGATTCGCAACTTTACCAAGCTTTCGTTCGCGGGCGTAAGTTCCAATCGATATCACGACAGCATTTTCAAGGCTGTCAGAAGTCAGCAAATCACCTTTGACTTCATCGAAGGCAAGGTCAAAATCACCGGAACTTCTGCGATACAAAGCAAGGTCGCTCATCGCAATAAAAATAAACAGCCCTTACATAGTAAAGGCCGATTTTGACACAAGATTTTTTAGCTACGAAAGCCCGCCGGTATGGGTAGCATCGCCACCTTTCAAAGTTAACGGTACGGCATTAGCCTGTGCAGTCGGAGACCCAACCACAGACACTTCGTTCGGGAGAGCCGTAATCGTCACCTCGGCGCTTTTGACAAAATCATAAATGATTCCAGCCAAAGCTTCAGCAGCCGCTTCGTCATCAGCAGGTCGCGACTCGAACATATTTTTTAGAGCATCTTTTAGCGCATTTTTATTCAAAGCCATATCACATCCCTGGTTGAGGCGGATCCGTCGGGCCCATACCCGTCTTATGAATATGACCAGCCAAAGTGACGAAAGTTCCGTCGCACAGAGCCTTAAAATCTCCCGTTGCTTCAACATCGCCAACAAAACGGAACTTGTTCGAATTCGTGGTCAGTTCAATAGACCCGTCATTTTTTAGCAAAATACTGGATCCAAACGGAGAATGCACCATCACTTCGCCTTCTTCCAGGCTCGGGCACTCGCCACGCGTTGCAATTACAACGCCGTTGTTGCGGGACCCGCCTACAAAAAGGGCTACGCCTTCCACTTCACCCTTGGGTCGGCTCGAAAAGCCAAATTGCTGCAAGAATTCAACGTTTCTCCGTTTCTCATCAGCAACAAGTCCGATATCAGCCAAAAGTTCACCATCCTTGTAACGGCTGGCAGAAATCACACAACGGCCCACCATTAGGCGAAGCTTCGCCATCAATGATTCAATCAAAGATTCAAAGCTCATTTTCCTTGCACCGCCTTTTTGATAGATTTCCACGGGTCAGCTTTAGGGCTTTTAGCCGATTTTACCGCCTTGACCTTCTTTGATTCCGGCTGAGGCTCGAAAACTTCGGGCGGAACCAGCGTCAAGTTTGTCATCTCACCCGAAGTTCCCCAGGAATACTCTACGGATGATACCAACAAATCAAGCGGCGTCTCGACGAAAAGCTCCGGGGCTTCAAAGGAGCAAATCACGCCAGGAACCCAAAGCCCCGACGCATGTTCCCAGCCGTGAACAGTCGCCCGGAATCCCATCGATTTAGCCCTGCGAACGCGGCATTCCCAGTCGGCACGGGCTTGCACCTTGTCTTTTTCGACCGCATTGGAATCCACGACAATCAGCGGGCGGTTTCGGCTAACGTCCGAATCCGAAGATGTCGCTACAACCTTGTTTTTTGCCTTGCCGGTTCCGTAAACCGTATAGGTCGAAAAGCGATCAACAAGCGAAAAATCTACGCTTGCCGCCATCAAGTTTTCACCTTGCTTCAAGGCTGGCCCACGCGGGCACGATTCAGGCTTTAGCAGATACACTTTGCCCATGCCGTCGGAACAGCACAGGATTCCGCGTTCCTTGCAAAGCTTCGTGATCGTGTCAAGCGCCTTGGCTCCTGGCTCGACAGAAAACTTCTGGAACGGGCCGCCGACATCTACGCCCATGCGGTTTGAGAAAGAAAGACCGAAATTAGCGCAGACAATGCGGATAATTTCGTCCATTTTCTTGTTTTCCCACTCCAGCGGGTTGTCAATACAGCAATCGGCAATATCTGCAGAGCATTCGCTTCCGGAAACATTCACAGAATGCGAACCGGCGGAAAACGAGGTTGAAAGGCGATCCACGAACCCGGAAATCACCTTGGTACCATTGACAGCAACCTCGACTGAATCACCAGGGAAAAGACGCACACGGTCGCCGTCCGAATTCCTGGCAACCAAGGTGAGCGAAAAAGCCGCCGCAATATGGTCAAGAGAACGGACCACGCGGGCTTCCGTCCATTCCGAAAACTTACGGCCGTTGGCGAAAACCTCGATCATTTGGAAAGCACCCTCAAACTTTCGCGGGTCATTACCAGCGGGTCACCGACATCGTTACGTTCCAGGATTTCATCAACACGGTCCAGGTCGCCGTAACAATCATAGCACACCGAAAGAATATCGCGAGTCCCGTTCAACGGCAATTCTACGACCACCGCAAGTTTCGACATTTCGTCACGCAGATACTTGAGTGCCGTCGCCTGCAGATCCATCAAAGTCGCATAATCTTCGACAGAACCAGCCTGTTCAGCCGCATCATCAAAAACAGAACTGAGCGAATCCTGCATTTCACGAGCTTCTTCAGCACTTGTGAAAGAGCAATCCACCACAGATCGAGCTGCCATTGCCGCAGCACTCATGAGAGCCAAACGGTCAACTTCAGAGCTCAATTCATCTGCCGAAGAATAGGCCGAATCCCGCCTCTTGGCCATTGTTGAACGCATCATGACCAGGCTTTCGTTTACATACCCGTTGGCATCGTCGTCAGACACGGTTTCTTTGGTCAGCGTCAAAAGATTCTGGATGCGATTCGCAAAGTCGGACGGCGACATCATAATCAGCTGAACATTTTCGCGAATCTGCGAAAGCGTATTTACGAACGCTGACACACTGCGGATAGATCCACGCGCACTTTCGATGTCGTCAAGCATTTTGCTGGTTGAATCAGCCACTGAATCAACGATGGATTTTGCCTTTCCCGCAAGACTGAAAACCTCGGTAAAGATCGACTTTGCAGAACTCAGTGCGGAATCCGATTTTCCAATCGCAACGCCACGCAAGTCCGTTACACTTTGAGCTTGATTCTCGACTTTCTGTTCCGGAACAAACGTAAGCTCGCCCGAAATGAACTCCTGCTCAGCCTTCTTGAACGAAAGACTGTACGCCGTGCAGCGGGCGTTCATGCGGCCATAATGCGGATGAATGAACTCGAAAGCACCTTCCTTGTTCAGCGCCTCTTCCAGGCGTTCACGCTTGGTTTCGCAATCAGCTCCAGTCAGGTAAATTGTGCAGGTGATTCCAAGAACCTTTTTGCCGACATCTTCGTTTACATGGCTATCGGAAAAAGGCAGCGGAGTAGTAACTACCTCGCGGCCGCCGGAACTTGCCGTTTCTTCCACAAAAAACGGAACCCCAGCATAGGATGCCGCCACGCATTCGACAACGCCCTGAGGCGTATCGATTTGAACCTTGTGCAGAGAGTTTGCGTAAGTAAATTCGTGTTCAGCCATTACATACCCGCCAAAACATAACCACGAGAATAGTCGAAGTCACCATGATCCGGAGCCGTCACCTGGACGCCGCGAGGCATATTCTTGAAATCGACCGCAAAGCGGCTGGTAGTAGTCGTGTGGGATTCGCTTACCGCCTGAGCGACGGAAGCGCCGAGGGAGGAAGACGAAGATGCGTCCGACGACTTAGAATCATCAAACAACTTTCCTACAAAAGGAATGTTGCCGAGAACACCTTTTGCAGCAGACCAAGCATCTTTGACCGATCCAACAATGGTATCATAAATTTTTCCACCCAATTCATACACCATTTGGCCAATTGTTTTAAACCCATCCAGAAAACCATCGATAAGTGACGATATTGCGCCTGGCAAAGCCTGGAAAAAATTCCATACAGGGTCAACAAATAGCGACTTGAAGCCATTCCACCACCACTCAAGACTTTCCTTAATCGTAGTCCACACCCATTCAACAGCGTCGCCAACAAGATTCCAGTTGTCATAAATGGATTTAATTGCTATACCCCAAGAGACGACAGCGGCAACAACAAGACCAATCATCGCTAAAGTAGGCCCACCAATAACGGCAGCAGCAATTTTAAATGCGTTAGCAATAGCCCATCCCCACGTAGCCACAGACTTGACACCGACAACAACAAATTTTAAAATAGGCCCCATCTGACTAAGACCAAAAATTATTTCGCCAATAGCAGGCAGGAGAGAAATAAATCCGGTAACAAAGACGATTGTCCCAGGTCCAATTGCACGAACGACAGAAAGAACCATATTCAAAATTGCAGGAATACGCGGAAGCAACGACTTGACAAATCCAGCAGTCTGCCCAAAAATTTCCTTAATAATCGGTATTATTTCTTCACGGTTGTCTTTGATAAAAGTCTGTACCGTCTTGAACAAATCTATGAAAGTTGGGAAAAGTTCCTGCGCAACAGAAATCTTGAGCGAGTTTACCGTTTCCCGCATATCTTGCAATGCGTCATCAAATGCCTCGGCGTTTTTTGCGCCTTCTTCGGAAAAACCACCGCCGTGCGACTCAAAGTCCTCAATCAGTTTTTTGATTCCTTCATCGCCCTGCGAGAGCAGTTCAGACATTTTTAAGCCCGACTTACCAAACAATTCTTGCGATACGAATGCCTTTTGCTCAGCCGAGCCCAATTTTTGGTAGCCATCAGCAATGGCGGCGATAAGAGATGTAGAATCCTTAAAACTAGAAATTGACTTTCCACCAAGAATTGAGTCAAACATTTTTAGAGATTTCTTATCACCACTACGAGCCTTTCCCAAGTTTACATTAAACTTTCTCAAAGCTCCATCCATTTCTTCAGTCGACATTCCTGCGTGTTGAGCAGCAGAACTAAACGCCTGGTAATCCTTGACAGAAAGGCCAACAAGACGCGACGTTTTCGCAATTTTGTCGCCAGATTCCGCAAACTCTTCTGCAAAATTATAACTTTTTGAAAACGCTGTTTTAATAGAATTTCCTAAAGATTTTATCCCAGAAGCAAATGTATAAACAGCAGCAATTGCGAACGTCTGCTTTATTTTTTTATGCAAATCAGAAATCGCAGAATCAATTTTACCTATTCCGGAAATTGTACCCGTAATAGACTGTTTGTCCGCGACAAACCCAAGTTGAACCAATAAAGAATTAGCCATGCTTTTAAATATAAGACATGGCTACGCAAAACAGCTAATTTAGTGAACATCTTTTTTATTCGGAATCCGGCCAACCATACCAGAGACATCCCCATCTCATATTGAACGCCACACAAAATAATCCACAAAAAGAGAAAAACGACATTACAACAGCATTCAAGACAGAAGACTTCAATACCAGCAAAACGTAATCACTTTGAGGCAAAAATCCAGCAAAATACGCTACAATAACAGCAATGAGCGACACAACTCCAATAAACGTCGACGCTACAAGAGCGTTTCTGCAATCCGTATTTTCGTAAAGATTCGTTCCGAAATACACATAAACATAAAACGGAATCATTGAAACCAAATAAACCACCATCGACCCTGAACTGGCCCCCAAAAGAAGTCCAACCCAAAAAAGAACAAAAGGCAAAACAACGCATAAAATTGCGTTTTTCATTTCTATTATGTCTTTCATCGTTTTCATGATCTTACCCTCTACCCATAATATATATTAAAATTTTGTCAAAATTTAACACAATAAGTAAAATTTACGGTTTACATCTATTCCAACTTGGAATAAACGCAAAAAGTGACCCGAAAAGGTCACTTTTTTGGATTCATCCACTTGGCATACTTTTCGGCAGCTTTCAGGCTGAACGCAAACGCTTCGGCATCCAGGTCCATAATCTGATCATAAGACCAGTGAAAAACGCCTGCCAGGGCGGCAAAGCCGTCGTCGAAGCCTAAGCCTCCCCACCGGCTAAGAAAGGGCGGGCAAGTTCGCCAATAGTCTTCACGTCGCGGGCGTCCATGCCCAGCACGTTATTTTCCGTCAGTCCGGATGCTGCCACAACGAGCGCGATCATGGCATCGCCTTCGCCTTTACAGTTTCCAATAGCCTTGATGTCACGGCCGGTAAAGGATTCCTTAACGGTCACGGTTTCGATTTTAGAGCCGTCAACCTTGTTAACAGGAACAATCAGTTTGTAATCCATATTTTTACTCCTTGTATGAATTGAAAAGAAAACTAATCCCATGACCCATCGACAGCTGCAAGGTTTCTCTTGTAAGGGCAACACAATGGCGTCGGGAACCTAGACCGGAGCGCCTTCCGTCCATGAGATTAGTTTAAGCCGCGTCCAGGACTCGAACCTGGTGGAAGGTCTCGCACACTCAAGCCGAGACAGCATAAGCCATCACCCAAAACGTGAACGCGGATATAAGCCGTAGAAAAGGCATCAAACTACGGCATGAGTTCCTTGCCCGGAGGGCCAGAGAATTCGAAGCTGATTTCGCCTTCGGCTCCGGATTCGCTCGGGTCACCACTGAAGGCGGCTCCGGTAATCACGAACACCTTGCCGTTCGGCTTTTCGAGCTTCACGGTGGCGTTTTTCAGCTGGCGGAGTTCAATCTGGTCCAGGTCGGAAGTATCGGTAATGGTGCCGGACACCTTCGCGGGCATGGTTTCGACCTTATAGCCGTGCATACGGCCATCGACTCCCATAATGGGCGTGCGCTTTTCGCCGCCGATATCGATAGTCGGGTCGCCCTTGAGGTTGAACTGGACGCCGTTCACATAGAGCTTGTGGGTTCCACCCACGTCTTCAAAAGCCATCTTGAGCCTCCTTTACTTGAACTGAATCTTGGACTTGCCGATGAAGAACTGGTCAATCAAGTCGGCGGGAATGAGGAACTGGAGCGCGGTATCGTCGTCCGGATCGCGGGCAACGACAAGGTTTGCCTTGAAGGTGGCGTAATCCTGGACAAGGCCCTTCGAAATCCAGTATTCGTAGCGGCCCAAAAGTTCGGCTTCGCCAAGCTTCGGAGTCATGATCACCTGGCCCGGACCAAAGTCCGTACCGTCATCCGCAAGCTTTGCGTGCGGGTAGCGGCCAGCAAGGTAGTTGTTCCAGTCCCAGCGCAGGAACGAGAGCGTGAACACCTTTTCGAGCTGCTGGTAGCTGGTATCCTTAGCACCGGCCGGGTTCGTCTTGTAGGTAGTCACCATGCGCTTGAGATACACGGTACCGTCGTTACCGCAGGTCAACAGGGCGCAACCGGCCTTCAGGAGAAGGTTATTGCCTTCGAGATCTTCGCGGTCGGTTTCACGCGGGGCAACAATGCCGGCGACAGCCCAGTTAGAAAGCGGCTGAGCCGGATCGTTCAGAGCCTTCGGAGCGATGCAGCCGAGCACAGCGGCAGCGACTTCAAAGCCCGGAGTCGGCGTTTCCGGAAGGGACGGCAAGCAAATCACCTGAGAATTCAGATCGCCGCCACGTTCCATGAGAGCGTCAAGGCTTGCGGTGCCGTAGTCAGTCGTGTCACCACCGGAAGTCACGCTACAGCCGTTCAGGCTGAAGAACAACACGCCGGTCTGCTGCACGGTTGCCGTCCAGCGGTCATCCAGGATGCGCTTGATTTCGGCAACGTTCGTCGCATCGTCGGAACCGGCAACGATAGCGTTGAACCAGGTGCCGCGAATGATGTTGGCGACATTGGCAGTCACGTAAGACGTGTCGGAGCCACCGCCCGTCATGGCGGTAATGGTCAGCTGAACGCCCTGCGGGAGCTCCTGGCCCTGGTAATGGTTGTAGCGGATATCGACGCCCTGGCCGCAAGTACCGCCGTTCTTTGCCGTGAGGGTCACGGTAGCGCTCGAAGCTTCGGCAGTAACAGGCAGCTGCTGGTTTTCATTGATGGCAGCAGCAATGGCAGCCGCAACTTCGGCCGCAGTCTTGCCAGCGACCACGTCAGCGGCAACGCTCTGGCCACCGATCATCAAGCGAATCGCGCCGGACTTCGGAGCAACGGATGCGGAACCGGAAAAAGACACCGCGATAGAACCTTCTGCAGCGGTCGCGCCATCGGCAACTGCCAACGCCCAAAGTTCGCTGTTGCGGGTATTCTTACGGAATGCGCGGATCATGCGGGCAATCTGCGAGCCTGCACCGTAAAGGGCATCGGCCTGTTCGTCGCTCGTAATCAGCTTCAACGTTCCAGTGTTGGCGGAGTTTGCCGAAAGGGCCTGCCCAATGAGCAAGTTCTT